CCATGGTCATGGGCGGGGAGACCGACGTGTCGCGCGACTGGAATGCCGATGCGGTGCGCCACGGTTTTCAGCGAAAGCGCATGAGCCCGACCGAGGATGAGTACACCAAGGCTCACCAGGACGCGTTCTACGATGAGATCCGCGTCGAAGGGGACGTGGGCTTCGTCGAACGCAACAACGTCCTAGACCGGCTTTAGCCCCATGCCGCTGCAGCTCGGCGAAGCCAATGGTCAGTACACCCCGATCACCACGGCCGGGACCACGACTTTGAACCCCGGCCAGTCCGGTGTGCCGGGCGTCGGCCAGCAAGGCCAGCAACCGTCGAGCTTCGGCGTGCTCTACGGCGCGACCGTCGCGAGCGCCGGCACTGCGTTCGCCATCAACATCTACGACATCATCCCGCCCACGGGCTTAGGGACCAATACGGCGACGCAGTCGAATCTGCTGCTCTCGGGCACGGCGACTCAGGGCGTGAACTTATCCGCCGGACCCGCCGGCATCGGCGTGCGCTACAAAGGCGCGCTCGTCGCGGTCACCTCCGGCACACCGGGCGCCATCAACGCAATCTGGGATTGAAGGACACCACCATGGCATCAGCCGTCAAGAAACCGAAGATCGAACGCGATCGTTTCACCGAAGACGGGGTGCGCCTTTTCAACCCGTCGAAGGAGCACGGCGTCATCTACTGCGACGGCTTCATGGAGGGCAAGTACATCCAGCAGTATGAGGGCGTCGAAGTCATGTACCGCGGCGACTACGCGCCGGTCGGCTACAAGCAGGGCGTGCCGATGCCGAAGTCGGCCCCTGAGCTCCTCACCGAGAACGAGCAGCTGCAGGCGCGCATCCGCGACCTCGAGGACAGCCAGAAGCGCACCAACGAGCTCCTGGCGCGGCTCTCGGCGCAGCTCGAGGCCAAGCCCGCGGCGCCGGCGGCCGCCCAGGCCGCGCCGGCGGCGAAACCGAAGTAGGGCATGCGCACACGATGGGCCGAGCGCGCACCCGGCCTCGTCCGGGTGTTTTTGTTTGCATCGAAGGAAAGGGAAGACGTAGATGACGTGGAAGATCGACGGACCGCAGGGCAACGAGGCCGCCAAGATCAAGTGGGAAATCGTCAAGTGGACCCGCGGCCGCGGGCTCGACGTGGGCGCCGGGCTTTACCGCACCTTTCCGCACTTCATCACGGTCGACAATAACGCGGACGCCGCGATCTTCGGTCATCAGATGCCGCGGCCGGACCTCTTTGTGAACGACGCGGGCTCGCTCGACCTGGTCGCCGACGCCTCCATGGACTTTGTGTTCTCCTCGCACATGCTTGAGCACGTCGAGGAGGCGCGCCTGGTCAAGACCTTGCGCGAGTGGATGCGGGTCATCAAGCCCAAGGGCTATCTGGTCCTCTACCTTCCCGACGCCGACGAGTATCCGAAGGTGGGCGAGCCGGGAGCCAACCCCGACCACAAATGGAACGTGACCTATAACCACGTCATGGAGCTCATGTGGGCGGCGGGTCCCCACGACCTCATGGACTTTCAAAAGCGCAACCAGGACGAGGAGTACTCGCTGTATTTCGTGTTCCAGAAGGTCGAGCGCACGCCGAAGCACTGGTACCACGACCGGCCGCGACCGGTGGGCAAGACCTGCGGCATCGTGCGCTACGGCGCGATCGGCGACATGCTGCAGGCCTCGAGCGTGTTCGCGGCGCTGAAAGAGGAGGGCTACCACATCACGCTCTACGCCGCCGACCAGGGCAGCGAGGTGGTCGAGCACGACCCGAATATCGATGAATTCTATCTGCAGGGGCGCGGCCAGGTGCCGGATCAGTGGCTGGGGCCGTTCTGGAAGTACCAGTCCGCGAAGTACGACAAATGGGTGAACCTCTGCGAGAGCGTCGAGGGCGGGCTTCTCGCGATGACCGACCGGCCCGTCGACACCTACGCGCCGGCGGTGCGCCACGCACTCTTAAACGTGAACTACCTCGACCGCCAACACCTCATCGCCGGCGTCTCGGAATCGATGCGGCGCGTCAAGTTCTACCCGACCGCCGCGGAAGCCAAGTGGGCAAGGCTCGAGAAGAAGGCCTTCGGCAAGTTTCTCATCGCGTGGTCGCTCTCGGGCTCTTCCGTGCACAAGGTCTGGCCCTGGCTCGATGAGGTGGTGTCCGGGATGTTGATCGATTTTCCCGAAGTCTCGGTGGTGTTCTTAGGCGGACCCGACGGCGTGCTCTTGGAGCAGGGGTGGGAGCAGGCGAAGGATCGCGTGCATTGCCGGTCGGGCAAATACACCGTTCGCGAGTCGCTCTCGCTTGTGCAGATCTGCGACGTGGTGATCGGCCCTGAGACGGGCCTCCTCAACTCGGTGTGCCAGGAGGAGATGCCTAAGGTGATTTTCCTCTCGCACTCCACGGTCGAGAACTTGACGCGCGACTGGGTCAACACGCACAGCCTGGCCTCGGTGGGCACGCACTGTCAGGGCCGCGGCCGCGACGAGGCGCCGGCGTGCCATCGCCTGCACCACGGCTGGGCGCGCTGCACCGAAGCGCCGGCAGTCCAAGGCACCGAGGAGCTGCACACTCGCAAAGGCTCTGGCGTCGCGCAGTGTCAGTTCGACATCGGCGCCCAGGACGCCTACCGGGTGATTTGGCACGTGATCCAGTGGCGCCTCGAGGAGTACGCAAAGCGCGACGGCACGCCGCCGCCCGGGGTGCAGACGCTCACCGACGCCGAAATTCGCGCCCTGCAGGCGAGGTTTCCTGAGACCCTGCGACCGGTGGTGTCCTCACCGGATCAGGCGCTGCGCGACCCCGAGAAGAGCGTGATCGAGGTCTAGCGCGTGACGATCTTGAACACCACCGGGACGAGTCAGTCGCTACAGTTCACGACGAGCGGCAGCTTTACGTTCTCGGTGGCGCGCGATGACATCATCCGTCAGGCGATGCTGAACTTGGCGCTCCTGGAGCCGACCGAAGTGCCAACCGCCCAGGAGATCGTCGACTGCGCGCGCGTGCTCAACATGATCGTCAAGCAGCTGGCCGGCCAGCTCGACCGCGCGCCGGGCTTTAAAATGTGGCAGCGCGTGCGCTGCGACCTCTTTCTGTCGTACCTCAAATTCATGTATTCGATCGGCTCGCCGAACGGCGACTATGCCGCGGCGGGCGTCACGGGCCTCTCTTACCCGACGCTCTACCAGCAGAGCAATTTGACCGCCGTGGCGGCGGCCGGCGCCACGACCATCTACATCGGATCGCCGATTTCCGCCGTGAACATCAACGACTACATCGGCATTCAGTACGTCAATAGCGCCGGCAACACCGATATCTATTGGACCACGGTCTCATCCTTCAGCTCGAGCGCGGGGAGCATCACGCTCACCTCCGGGATCCCGACGGGCGGCTCCGCCGGCATCGGCAACTATGTGTGGAACTTCACCACCAAAGCGCAGCGGCCGATGAAGATCTTGACCTCGGTCCTGCGCGACATCAACTACGCCGACACGCCGCAGAACGAGCTCACCGTGGAGCAGTACGAGGCGCTGCCCACCAAAACCATGCCGACCAACGTCGCCGATCCCACCGCGTTCTATTACGAGGCGCGCGTGCAGAGCAACGTGGGTCACTACTACATCGACTGCGGCGGCGCCCAGGACGTGACCAAGCACCTGCACCTCGTGTACCTGCGAGAAGCGATGGACTTCAACAACCCGGGCGATGCGCCAGAATTTCCACAAGAGTGGTTTTGGCATCTGGCGTGGACGTTGAGCTTAGGCATCTGCTCCATGTTCGACTGCGACTGGACGACGGACAAGCAGGCGGCCTTCGTGCTCGCGACCACGCAGGCGCGCGAGGGCAACCCGCAGGTCACCGCCGCGTATTTCATGCCCGAAAGCGAGGAGGACTATTGAAGCCGTTCCCGCTCTTTGGCTCAGGCGTCGTCGGCAAATCGATGGTGGTCACCCGCCAGCGGCGGGTGAACGCGTACTACGAACCGCGGCCCGATGGGGATAAGTCCAAGGTCGTCATTTACGGCACCCCAGGCCTCGTTCTTTCCATGGTGGTCGGCTCTCCGCTCTCGACCCCGGTGCGCGGCATTTTAGGTCCCACCAACTCGAG